GCACCTCTAGTAATTTGTACTGGTTGCATATCTTCATGTACTACAATTAATGTATCAGCAGATTGAGCATAATCTAAATTAGCTAAGTATGAGCTTTGAATTGTAGTAGTTAAATAATCATTACCAGATCCATTAATATTAGTTACTAATTCTTTATCTTTATAAACATACATTCTATTATTAACAAATAACATCATGTAACTTTGAGTAGTTGAAAATTCAAAAGGGACCAGTCTTAATCCATTTTGTGGATTAGCAGCAGATGGAATTGTACTAATATATTCTAATCCTGGTCTACGAACAGCACCACCTTGTGGTTGGATTAAAACATTACGAGCTTTATCAAGAGCATTATAATATTGATTAATATCAATCCTAGAATTTAATAATGGATCTAGTTCTCCAGTTGTGAAGTTTGATTGAATTGTTACAGCTCTGCTCATTAGTCTCTAACATCTGTTAATGGGAAATCCACTATTGCGTAATTTGGTTTTCCTCTTCCGTCAATATTAGTTGCTTGTCGAAAATACCCACCCCTTCCATTTTCGCTTTCCGTACCCACAGCTACTTTTCTCCAATAATCAGATTTAGTTATTTGATCTGTTACTGGTTCTGCTAGATGCCATGCCATCATATAAACGAGTAGCTGAACAAAGTATGAGGGCATTAGTCCTTCAGTAATAACACTTGAAACATAATCTATATAAATTGTTTCCTCATTGGTAGCTATAGCTGGTCCAGATGATGTATATAAAATTTCGTAATTTTGAATTGGTAAAATTCTTGTAGAGCTTGAATTGTAAACTTGTAAAGGTGTAGATGAAATTGCAGTTGATGGCATAACATATTGATATGCCCATTCATTAATTGGTGTACTTGAAGATCTAGCTAATTGTGTTTTAGTTAAGGCAAAAGACCAAGGATACAAAGACAATGCTTGTTTCTTAACTGTGTCATAAATTTGATTACATACAGTCGCTGCATCATTTGTAGTATCACTAAACGATGAAATTGTGTCTGAACCTAATAGCACTAATGCTTGGTTACAGATTGAAACATTTGTATCTCCACTTGCCATTTAAATCCTCTAATTTGTGAAGAGGCCCCGAAGGGCCTCCCCAGTATTAGTTATTAGTCTGCGTCTGCAACTGATAGAGCTGTTCCATCAGATACATCAACAACTCCACTTGCGTTACTTAAAACAGTAACTAAAGTAGAAGTTGGTACAGAGCTATCCCATACATGAATTAAATCACCAACTTTTAAAACATCAGAGGCACTATTGAAGTACCCTGCAGTATTAATGTCAGCAATCGCATCAGTACCAGGTGCTGTGTAACTCCACATTTGAGGAGCATTACCAGCTTTAGCTTGACCACCGATTGGTTGTAAGTTGTCTTTAGTATAAGCCATAATTATTCTCCTCTATTAGCTTTCATCACAAGTTATTTTAACGATACCTTCGTCATCAATAGCTACTGCACCAGCAGAGAACATTGAGTTAACTAGGAACGAAGTTTTCTCCGGAACATAGTTAATTTCAGTTTTCTGTGCCATGTTTACAGCCATACCAATAGATGCTCTATGGAACGCATAACAAGTTCTGTCATTAGTTGATAATGGTAGACCTCCTTCGTCTCTGTCTCCTAAAATATAGAAACGGAAACCTAAGAAAGTATTGATCTCACCAGAAACCAAAGCCTTCACAGTTGCGAAGTCACCAGAAATTGCTCTCTCATCACCAAGTAACCCAGATAGGTTATTAGCATGAACAACGATATGTCTGTCGTCAAACGGGACATTCTTTGCGTCAAGAGCTTTCTTAGCAGCAATTAGCTTACCAACATTTAAGTTAGAGGCTGCTGCTGATCCAGAAGTCACGACTGTTTTTGCTACAGTTGAAGGTGAAGATGCTGCATCTAACCCATCAATGATAAGTTGATCCATTCTTCTACCGATTGCTTTAGATACTACTTGTACCAATTCTTGTCTTTCATCAAAGTTTACTTTTGCTTGATGGAAGATGTCCGAATACTCAGCAGCATTGTAGTCACTCATAGATGCAGTTACTTGAGAGTAAGTTACATTTAGAGGTGTTACATCTGTCTGAGGGATACGAGCAGTTGCACTTCCTTTCCCTAATTTAGGGAATTTGTAAGTGTTGCCTTGTACACCTTGTCTTAGCCTTACGCAATTAAGAAGAGAACTCTCTCCTTGATATGCTTGTTTTACCTCGGCATCGAACAAAGTTACAAAAGCATTTGTTATTGATTGTGCCATACTTTTATCTCCTTGTTTTTAACACATTAGTTTTACTTAACTTGCAGTTGTCGGGGTAAAGCCCGGCTGACAAAAATGGTGTCTTTGCTCACCAGCCAGAAGGCCATAAAAAATTTGGTTATCTTCGGTTAGGAGAATAGTGTAATTTTAAAAATTTAGCAAGTACCTAAATTAAATTTCTCCATTATTAACTTTACCTGGAAAAGCTCTTGAAAACTGTTCTTCAACTTTTCTTCTAAAGTTTGGATCTGTTTTATATTTAGGATCTGCTACCATTTCATAAAGTTCTTGCTTACTTACAGATCCATCTACATCTGTTGGTGCAGTTGGAATTGTTTGTTCACCATAGTATTTTCTTATTTTATTTAATGCATTGATACCATTAGCTGTTGCAGCAAATACTTTAAATTCATCAAAGTCTTGCTCAGACCATACACCTTTAGAAACTAATCCTTGTCCCCAAGTTTTAATACCATTAATGATTTGGTCTGCATTAGGTCCAAGAGCTTTAGTCTCTTCCTCTAAGTTAATACTATCTTCTTGTTCTTGTTGTTGAGATAATGTTTTAAATGTGTTTACAAGTTTATCAAAAGCACCTTGAGTAGGTTTATTCTCTTTTGCCCAATCTAAAAATTCTTTAGCCAGGACATCATTCTCAATATCAACATCTTCCATTGCAGATAAATCATACTCCGATGGAGCTTTGTGTTTACCCATAGAAAATTGTTTTTGTAATTCTTTATAAGAATGACTTAACTCTTCGATCTTAGCACCAGACTTAGGATCCCAAAATTTATCTTCTATGTATTCTGGTTTTTCTAAAACTTTAGTTTCTTGTTCAGCTTTAGCCTCTTCTACTGTTTGATCTTTATTGTCATCTTCTAAGTGAGGAACAAATGTATCCTCTGGATTAGGAGCTTGTTGCTCTTCTTGTGGTGCAGTATTAGCTATTAATCCTTCACCTTGGTTTTGTTCTAAGTTTTCGTTGCTCATTGTTTAGCCCTCTCTATGCGTTGTTGAATTTCTCTGATGATACTGTTTTGCCCTTCTCTAGCATAACCATAACTATTATCACCACCAGGGATCCATGTTGGTTGTTGTAATGTTTTATTTATTAGAAACTCTAAAACTTTTTTTCCTTCTTTAGTTTCAAAAGTTCTAGCAAATGCTTTGTTAGTTTCTAATTCTGTGTCTTTCGTTTCACTCTTAGGTTTTACATCTAAGAATTCTATTCCATCCCAGCCTTGTTTCATGATCTAAGTTGTTCTTCTACTGCCTCTTCTGGTAAAGGTGTTTCTGTTGGACCAGGAGCTTGTCCTGGAGCTTGTGCAGCACCTTCCATTATTTGCATTGATTGAGACTTTAACATCTCCATCGTTTGTTTTTGTATTTGTTGTTTCTCTTCTGGTGAAGTTCTTAATTGTGAAGGTATACCTAATTTATCTCCAACGAATGCTGCAATAGCATCTGGTTTAACTTCAGCAACACCACCAGGCCCAAGAGCATTAGCAATTTGAAAGAATTGCATAACCTCATTTACTTCGTCTAAGTTTTGTGCTTTTGCTAATGGGCTTACGGGAGTAACTTTCACCTCAAGCCCATTAACCTTCAAAGGGAGCTGGATCATTCCTTTCTGATCCATAATGAAGAGTGTTCTACGAATGATTGGAACCATAGTCTCAGTTATAAGTCTACCAAATGCAGCACCCATATTCTGAGCTAGTTCTTTCATTCTTTCTACAATTTCTGTAGCTGATCTCGCAGACATATTGTCTGGTGGTAAAGTATCATCTAATAATTGTTTTTTAATATTCATTCTTAAAT